CAACGGAATAGTTAAGCTCAGTAGCGCTAGCAGTTACTCCAGCAATACCTGCACCAGTTGGTCCTGTAGGGCCAGTAGGCCCTGTTGCGCCAGTAGGCCCTGTAACCGAAGAAGCCGCTCCTGTAGCGCCAGTTGGACCAGTCGGACCAGCCACAGTGCTTACTGCACCAGTAGGACCCGTAGGTCCCTGAGCACCAGCTACCTCAATCCAGTAGCTGTCGTAGTATACAAAAGTATTACCAACAGTGGTGTCAAACCAGACGTCGCCTACAGTAGGGGAGCTAGGCGCAGTGTCGGAAACACTGTAAGCGCCCCGTGGACCAGTAGACCCAGTTGCACCAGTAGGACCCGCAGGGCCAGTAGGACCAGTGACGGTAGAAGCGGCTCCCTGAGCACCAGTAGGGCCTGCAGGACCAGTAGGTCCAGTAGCACCCGCAGCACCCGGAAGGCCGTCGGCTCCCTGTGGACCAAGCTGACCTTGTGCACCTGTAGGTCCAGTTGCACCCGTTGGGCCAGATGCACCTGTAGCACCAGTAGGTCCGGTTTGTCCTTGAACACCTTGAGAGCCCTGTATACCTTGGTCACCCCGAGGACCTGTAGGGCCATAAAGGTTTATTAGTTGCCAGCCAGTGCCAGTTAGGTAAATGTAGGACTGGTTGTTAGTAGTGCTATACCATGCTGCACCTTGCAAGGGGTCTGCAGGCTGAGTACTGCTAACGGTAAACGCTACCCCAGAGCCTTGACCAACGACCCACGCATCACCATCGTGAATGTATAATTTTTCTTCGTCTGATTTATAGAAGAGGTCACCAGCCGCTCCCGCAGACGGCAAAGCAGAGCCGCTGGGGAGTCGGGGTGGTGTGAGAAATCTTCTTGACAAGACTATGTCCTAAGGGTTATTAGCCGATTACTACTACTCGGTAGCTGTCTGCTGGAACGTTGCCAGATGCAACCCACGACAAAGTTACTACTGAAGTGGATGTGCGCACAACGTCAACTTCAACTTGAGCTGAATTTGATAGGTCATACACTTGTACGGTTATGTCCTGAGTTCCTAGGTTGTGGGTTACAGCCCAAGTAACAATATCAGAAGAAGGAACTAGCAAGGTGTTGTTAGCGGCAACACGGGTCATGAACCCTAGGTTGGTCTTTGCACCAGCAGCGTCAGAGGCTCCAGTACCACCGTAAGCTACGCCTACGTCAGTAGCCTGCCAAGTACCAGTGGTAATGGTACCAACGGTAGCAATGGTGTTCTGACCAGCATAAGTAGAAGCAATGTCAATGCTGTCTGCGTTTACGGTGATGCGGTCTGCAGTACCTACTGCGTCAATAGTGTTGCCAGTCTTGGTAAGACCTGCACCAGCGGTAATCTGTCCAGCACCAGAGAACTGAGCGAATACTAGGGCAGTGGTTCCCAGAGTAATGGTGTCGTTGGTGGTCAGTACCCAGCCAGAGTCAGAGTTAGCAGTACCCTCAGATACGAAGGTAAACATACCTGCGGTGACTTCAGCAGAGCTGTTAGCGTCATCTGCACGAGACCATCCGCTTGCCGATGCAACGTAAATACCATTTTCTGAGCCAGTGCCTTGGTTCTTTACTAGAACACGGTTACCTGCAACTACAGACACACCGTCGATGGTCTGCTCACCAGACAGCGTAATCTCTGCAGTAGTAGCTGCACGAACGGAAGCCTTGACATCTAGACCAGAGCGAGCTGCGTCTACGTATGCCTTGGTAGCAGCGTCTTGTGGGTCTACTGGGTCAGCTAGGCTAACAATCTTCTGGCTGTTCATGGAGAACGAAGAAGATGGAGCAGTCAGGCTGTTTACAGTGTTGGTGCTGAGGATTACGGTACCAGTAGCGTCTGGCAGGGTGATGGTACGGTCTGCAGTTGGGTCAGTAGCAGTTACCGTAGTCTCAAAAGCGTTAGCGGTAGCGCCCTCAAATACTAGGTCAGTTACTAGGCTTACGGTTCCAGTAAATACTGGGTTGTTAATTGGAGCCTTAGCATCTAGCTGTCCCTGAATACCAGAGGTCACACCATCAACGTAGTTAAGCTCAGTAGTGGTGAGGGTAGCGCCATCAAGGATGTTAATCTCTGCAGCGTCTGCAGTAACACCGTTTAGGCCAACAGCCTCAAACACAGTGCCGTTGTAGACACGCATCTCATTTGCAGAGGTGTTGAAGTAAATCTGACCCAGTACAGGGTTAGATGGGTCATTCGCCAGATTCTGGATTCTGGCATTTAGCAGCTCATTCTTATTTAGATTGAGTCCAGTTAGAAACTGACGAGGCATGTAATTTCCTTAGGATAGTTGAGCAACGCCCGACATAGTGGCCGAGAACTGCAGGGTTAGTTGGTTAATGCTGTTGTGGATAATGTGGCCTTCCACAATATCCCCTGCACTGTTGAATACAGTGACGTTTGGTTTGAAGCCCAAGTTGTGAGTGACGGTCCACTGAGAGGAAGTTGCGCTCTGCGTGTGGGTGTACGAGACGAGTGATACTACTTGCTTTGAGGTTACTCTCTGCGGAACCGCAGGGAGAAAATCAGTGTCTATAACAGGGTATAGAGGGTCGACGTTAGTTTCTGGGTAAAACTCAGGCATTATAGAACCGCCGTTCCAACTCTATCAGTTAGGAAGTTTCCACCCTTTAGCTCAATTACTTCGCCAGTTGTGTCATTAATAGTCGCTATTTGCCAGTAAGTGCGCTGAGCAATTCTCAATGTTTGGTCTGCAGTTAGAGAAATAGCGGCAGTATGAGCACTGCCTACAGCAGTTACGGTAAGCGCAAAGGTCTGAACGATGTAATTGCTTCCTCTTTGGGGGAGGAGACGAGCAACAAATGACCTGCCTGTGAATGTACCGCTGAAAGTAACAGTGCCTGAGTAAGCGACACCTTGATAAGCGGTAAGTTCTCCAGCGTCGGTAGGCCAAGCAGTAGGGGCACTGCCGTAAGTAGGCATAGGGAGTTCCGCACGCTGTGGGTAAGACCTGTCGTCCACTTCTTGTGGGCGATAGACAGGTACATAGCGGTTGGTGGTCTTGGAGATACGACGTAGAGAGAATACGTCAATGCTGTATAGACCAATACCTAGCTGAGTGCAAAGCTCGCGGTACTGCTCCTTGCGAGAGTCAATCATCTCCATAAGCTGGCGGTAACGCTCAGAACGTGGGATGGATACTCCGTCTGGAGCAAAGACGTTAATGTCGAACGAAGCGTCAGTGGCCAGCGTGTACAGCGCCAGAGTGCTAGCGTACAAGGCTACTGGGTACTCTTCTAGAACGGGAAGGTTTTCAAGGGTAATCTTGCGCCCCAAAGAATCTACGTCACGACCAGCGTGGTGAGCGAGTGCGGTAGTCACAATGTTTTGTAGTTCTGTGGTAGTGAAGTATCTGTAGTAGTTCCCAGTTACGGTAAACTCGTCGTCAATCTCGGGTAGGTCTTCTAGAACGATAATGCCAGTCTGCTCTTCTACAGATACGGTATTAGAAATGTTCACGTTGTTTTTAAACACAGTGAGACCAGCAGCGTCTACTGGGGCGTAGTTTAGGCGGTATCTGTTTGTAGAAATATCAGAAATAAACTGAGATACAAACGACTTGGGTAGGTCACCAAGCTCAAAGCGTACTCGCTCTACAAGCGAAGATAGCGTGGCCACAAAACCTCCGTAAATTTACTATCTCTATGTTCCCGTATTATGAAGATAAATACAGCACAAACGATAAAGCCCACCCTGCTGGGAGGAGGGCGGGAACCAGCAGAGTGGGCAGTTTATCTGGCGACTTAGTTAGGTCGCCAAATGTAACCAAGACCTTCTAGGTAATCTGCGAGGTCTCGTGGCACGGAGTACTTAACGCCTGCTTTAAAGGTGTAAGAATTTCCAACGCCATAAGTCATGTCGTCAATGTCAGTGATGGTGCGGATAACAACCTTGTCGTTGTTTACCGATACGCCGACCTCTTCAATCTCGTCAATGAAGATTGGCTGGTCTGGGTTCTTTGGGTCAAAGACGCCCGTCTCTAGTAGTTCTGCCTCAACCTGACGTGAAATAGAGAGCTCTGCCTCTCGCTTCTTCAGTTCTGCGGCGTTGCGCTTAGCTGCATCTTCTGCTGCCTTGCCAGTTGCGTCCAATGGACTTGTCTTTTGTGTTGCCACGATGTATTTCTCCTAGTGTGATTTGTTTGTGTTGGGGGGCCACCCGAAGGTGACCCCCCTCCACGAAGGGGAGCTATTAAGCGGTGTATACCTTAACAATAGCTTGGTCGGTGATAACACCTAGACCCCAGATGGCGTACCATGCTAGTGCGTGCTCACGACCGAAGTCTAGAACACCACCGTCACGGAGCTCAACTGGTAGGGAGATTGCGTGACCAAATGCGTTGTCACCAATCATGATGGACTCGTAAACGTCAGTTGCAGTGGTGCCAGTTGGGGCAGTTGCACCCGGAGCCTCTGGGTTTCCACCCGAGCCCGGAGCAGTGTTAGCCTTAACTGGAGCAGACCAGTAGTCGCTTGGAGCGCCTACCTGCGAGCTGTAGTTTACAGCGGTGCCAGAAGCAATCTTCTTGACCTGAGTGGTCTCGATGAAGACTACGTCGTATAGACGACCAATCTCACCTAGCATGAAGTTACCCGGAGCAGCGTACTTGGTAACTTCAATGAACTCTGGGTTCGAGCGAAGGTCACGAGACTGCTTAGGGTGGATGAACTGGACGTAGGTCTCACCTAGACGTGGGATGTTCTTACCAGCAAGGGTAAGAGCTGCATCCTTGATAGAACCAGTGGTGAGCTTGTGAGCAGCAGTAACACCAGCGATGGAGGTAGCCTTGGTACCCTCGTCGTAGTTGGTGAATGCGCCACCAGTGATACCTGAACGGTCGTAACCGAATACAGCTGAAGTAGCTGCAGACAGGGTGTTACGAGCCTGTAGGTCTAGGTACTGTGCCATGTGGCGACCTAGAAGACGTGAAGCCGAAGCCATTACGTCGTCGAAGGAAGCGTTTAGCAACAGCTCCGAAACAGCAGTAGCGTAACCGTGCTCAGCAACGGTGATAGCAATCTGCTCTGCGGTTAGCGAGTTGGTGGTCATACGTACACCTTCGGTCAGTGGGGTTGGGTCCACTGCGAAGTTCTTGTAACGTAGGAAGTTCACACGAAGACCCGGTGCAACACCTAGTTCAGTCTTCTTAACTGCGAACTGCTCAAAGCGAAGAATTGGCATCGCTTGGAACAAGATTTCCTTTGACCAGATGGTCTGAATTGCCGGAGACAGCTGAGTGTTGGACCCTGAATATGCGGTAGGGGCCGACGCGAGCTGGCTAGAGCCTGTAATACCTGAAGCCATAGTGGTTCAAGTCCTTTCGGTCGTTAGATTGATTGGTTGATTAAATGGGTAGATTACCCAAATAGGCCCTGTCCACTGTTGGTGCCTGTGCCAAGAAGCTTGGCCCTGTTCTTCGCATAGTCTGCCAGCGACATATCTTTGATATTGTCAGGGGTAAACGAACGTTGTTCCGAATCGTTGTCGAGGGGTCCAGAGGCAGGCACAGTGACCCGTGCTCCTACCATATCTTTTCTCGTCTGTACCCCAGCTTGGGCTACAGAGTCAAAAATCTTTGCAGACTTTTCTTTCAATGCCGAGATGCTCTGCTCAATTTCATTCTCGTCATTGCCCTGAACCATATCAATTAGTTCTGGGATGATAGCGTCACGCTCTTGCTCTACTCTCATTGAACGGTAGTTCATGAGGGATTGGAAACGTCGCTCTTGGTCTAGAAGGGCAAATGCCTTCTCTCGTTCGTGGCGTTCGGTCTCAAGTTGAGCCTGCCACTCCTGCTCCTTTACCTGAAGAAGCTGGCGAACCTCTAGTTCTGCCTCTTCTTCTTCCTTCTTCTTCTTTGCAGTCTCAGCTTCACGCTTCTTGCGCTCTTCCTTACGGCGAGCCTCTTCAAGGTCACGTTCTTGTTCACGCTGCTTTAGAAGGGAAAGTTCCTCCTTGAGCTTCTCTACCTGAGGGTATAGCTTCTCCTTCTCCTGTGCACGAGCCTTTGCGAGGTCGTCTGCAGTAAAGGTTGGAAGCGCAGTCTCAGTAGCCTGCTGCTCAAATTGGGTGTCTACTGTAAGGTCTGAACCTTCTCCAGTATTCGTAGTTTCGTCCATGAATGTACTCTTTTCGTTGTCTTGGTCGTTGTCCAAATTAGTAGCTCGATGACCGTTCCTATTACACATCTAGTTTTTAGTATTTTCGACGAATTCGGTTGCTAAACTTCCGCAATTCAACGAAATTAATTGAAAACTAGTCTTTATCTACAGCTTGTCTCTCTGGAGTTTCCTCTGAGTAGGCATTTTGTAGCAAAGTCTGTCGAAGCATAGCTTCTTGTTCCATGGTAACCATGGCTACTGCAGGGTCTTGTGGGACTGCGCCACTAGATGGGCCAATCTCACCGTCACCAGTTATGTCACCCTGCATCATCATTGGGTCCATCGGAGTTGCACTGCCGTCTGGACCGACCATCATTCCAGTCAAGTCAATAAGCTGCTTAGTAACCTCAGCCTTGATTAGGTTCAACGCACCCTCAGCCTTAGCCTCTGAAATAAGTTCTTCACGAATCTCCTGAAGCTTCTCTTCTGGGAACTCCTCGCCAAGGGCACGTAGTGCGCCTGCCTTGGACTCAAGACCCATCGATAGCTTCTGTGCAAGCTCGTTCAGTAGAACAATCTTGTCTAGAGGAAGTGGTGGTGGGAAGTGTGCGTAGGTAATGAAGCTCAGAGGGTCATTAGGGTCAAGCTTGGTGATTTGCCCAGACTTCAAAGTACCGTCAGTGGTCGGGTTGTACGCTAGGGATTCAGGCTCTTTTATAAAAAGGCTGAGCATAACTAGCTCGTTAATACGCTCTAGTCCAGCTTGATACTGAGCAACCTTGTGAGTCCAGCGGTTCATTAGAGGCTGGTACTGAATTGAAAGTGCAACACCTGAGGTGTTCGACACAGGCTGGGACTGTCCTAGGGCAGACTCTGGGATATTCATCAGCTCGTGCATTGAGCGCTTAATCATCTCTAGATACTGCAGAGCGCCCTGAATACCAGAGCCACCGCCTTCTAGGTTGAAGACCTGTGCGTCCTTTGGCAGACCACCCCAGACCTTCTTAGCACCCTTCTCAAGGTTAGATGCCTTAGCGCCCACGATAACGGTTACAGGGGCAGCGTGGTAGTTAATGATGTCAGCGACATCGGTAGAAATTTCGTTGTAGGACCTGTTTAGGCTAATAATGTCATGAGCATCAGATAGGCCCCAAGGAGAACCAGCGACAGGGATGTTTGGTATGTGTACAACAGGGATAAGGCCCAGCGGATTAGGTCTCGAATCAATGAGCTCATCATTGATGTACTCCTCAATAATGTCGTCGGTAAGAATTTCAGTATAGGTAAATACTTGACGAGTACCTTCTAGGGAAGTTCCCCAGAAGCGGTACTTCTGCTTGAATCTTAGTAGACGAGTACGGTCGTGAGGGTGAAACTCTGGGAAACAGAAAGCTGAGTTAAGAGGAAGAATACGTACACGACCGGGGTGGAAGCGACCAATCGAGTCAGTCCAAGGCTCTTCGTACGCAACCTTAACAAAGCAGTCACCAGTGATGCCACCAATCTGGGCCATCTCCAGCAGAACCTTGACTTTGTCGTTGTCTAGTTCCCAGACACGCTCTAGGCGGTTAGGGATAATAGCCTCAGTAGCTTCAGGGGAACGGAAATGCACACCCTGACCAAAAGTAAATCTAGCTAGGTAGTCAATGAATGCGCGGTAATAGTTAACCGCAATTTGCATTTCGCCCTGCTCGCGGCGGTATCCCCAGTGGTGGCCAAGGTACATTGCCCAGTTCAGGGAGTAACGGTTTAGACGAGGACCGTGGACCTCAAACTCTTCGTCAGCTAGCTCTACAAGACCTAGAGGAGAGATAGAAATTGTTAAGTCAGAGGACGCAGCCCTGTAACTTGGGGGTGAAAAATCAAAGTAGGAGCCGCCACTCATTACTTATCTCCGTGTTCGTTTTTGTCGTGATGATGAGACATTCTTTCACGCTTCATTTGAAGCATGTGTCTAATTATTTCTTTTTTTCTATTTTCGATTTCAGTATCGATAAACTTACCGCCAAGCTCTAGATAGCGCTTGTGCACCCAGTGAGACGCACCGGGAGAAGGATAAATGCGGTATTTTGCCTTGGCCTGCATTACGACCATGGCGTAAAGTCTTTGGTTTTGTGGCGTTTCGGCCATAACAACTCCTAAAAGGCTAACCCATCCCCCTGCACGGAACCGTCCGGAACAACGCAGGGGGCTGGGAAAGCGGAACTATTAGTCGTTGACGACAGTTGGGTTTACACGCATGGTGCGACCCGCTGCCATTTTGGTCTCAACGACCTGCTCAGCGTTCTGGCTGTAAGAGCCGTGAGCAAACTCGCCCAAGAAGGTTGGGGCTTCAACCCAAGCGGCAGAACCAACGTGCGCACGCTCTGAGAGAGTCTCAGCAGCTGGCTTCTGCCATACTGGTGCGTTACGGTTTGGACGGCCCGGTGCTGCAGCGAAACCGCTTGCAATACCCTTCTGGAAGTCAGTAGGAACGTCGGTGTCAGTAGCTAGTCCCTCTTCGAAGCGAAGTGGACCACGACGGTCTTGGTTGTCAGCAGCCTTCATCTCGTAGACATTTTGTCCACGCTCTGGGAACTGAGGTGCGGGAGCGATACCCATGGAAACTCCTTAAGTAAATTGGAATAGTCGACTTTTTCCACTTATAAGTGTGGCTGTTATTAGGGCTTTTGTAACACTAAACTCTGTTTTTATTAAAAGAACATGCTTGAAGTAGATTCGACTTCAGGCATTACTAGGTCTACTGTCATAGAACAAGCAATAGCCAAAGAGTCTACAAAGTCATCGTGAGCGTAGTTCTCTTTAGGTGCGGCTACTGTGAAGTTTGGTCCTTTATAGTGCACTTCAGCGTCAGTTAGCTGTTGGTAGAACTGCTTCCAGAGACGTAAGCGCTTAGTCTTAGCGTGTGCTGGATAACTCAACATACGGCGCTGAATTAGTGCCTGTAGGTGCTTAAACCGCTTCGACTGCTCAGTTGGGGAGGATGTTAGAGGAAATACCTCAGAACGAGGCATAAGAACTTTTAGTCGTTGAGCGACTGCGTCTCCGACTCCGTTGGCGTCGACACCGATGGCGAGAACATCATAGTTATTGAGGAAGTTAACGATTTGAAAATATTGTTCTTCCCAGTCGTCGCCTTGTATCTCCAACCAGTTGAGTACTCTATGGTCATAATAGCCAAACTCATCTGGACGGTCCCAGTCGACCCAGACCACAGTGACAACAGTGGAGTCCATTTTTCTAGCAGGGTCGATTCCGACCACAACAGGGGTTTGATGCCAGACTTTGACGAGCTCTTGAGATTTATCACCAAGCTCATCCAAGAGCGTGCTCGTAACAAACATGCCGCGCTCAAGAAGCCATTTGCAGTTATACGACATTTGGAACTCATCTGAGTCCTCTCCAATGCGAAGCATTTCTTTCTTGATGAACTTTGCGTAGTTCTCGTTGACTTTAGCTACATCTCGCCAGTCCCACTGGTAGTGGTTCTGTCTAGCACCACGCCCTGTTGCACGGCGTTTATTTAGTTGAATAGACCTGTAGAAGTTGTTTTTGCTGGTGGTTGGGGTACCCGTCTTAATCATCGTTCCTGCGTAGTATGCAAGCATCGGAGAGATTGACTTGGAAACCACGAAGTCATCGGCTTCCTGACACTCATCGATAACGATTACGTGGAACGACTTAGACTCAATTTTCGCACGAGGGTTAGCGGTCATCATGGTAAGCGTAGAGCCAGACTTTTTTAGACGAATCATCTTTGTCACACCACCGACTTTGGCGGCTTGGTCGTCAATCTCTGGGTCGCCTAGAACCTCTTGAGCACGCTCAGATGTAAGGCGCGTAACTGTTCTAGAGAAGAGGGTTTCAGCCTGTGACTCGGTAGGCGCAAACATGCCTACCCACAGGCCATCTTTAAAACGCCCTAATAGGTCTGGATAAAGTTTGGCTAGTAGAGGAAGTAGAACCATCAGTGTAGCTAGAGTGTCTGACACTGTCTCGGTCTTACCTGACTGACGAGATGCTAATGCGGTAACTTCTTCACCGTCATTTATAATAACGGACTCTATAATACGACGTGCTAGTGGCTTCTGGTATACGTGCAAATCGTGGCCAACTAGTACAACCATGAACTGTAAAATACGGTCAATTATTCTGTTGACAAACTCGGAAGATAGCTCATCTGGCTCATCTTCTTCGTATTGGTCAGCATCTTCTTCGTATTCTTCTTGATAAAACTCAGGACTGATTTCTTCAAACTTACTATCCCCGTAGGAGTCTTCTTCCGGGGTATCCATAAGCTGTTCATACAGCTCGTCAATTTCATCCATTGTTTCGCTTCTTAAGCTCTTCAGTAATGGCTAGCAAAGCCTGAGCGCCTGTGTGCGCCTCATCCAGAAGGAAGTCATCTTGCTCTTTGTGCCAGTGAGTTAGGCTCTTTCCAATTACAAACAGAGAGTTCTCTGCCCACATAATCAGCTCAGACGTCCCAATCTTCGCTACCCTCTTCTGGAGCTTCGTAAGCTGCTGGGGTCCATCCTTCGAGAAAATCTTCATCTGCAAGTATTCTTCCTTGTATTGCGCGAGTTAGTGCTTCTTCTTCAGTGTCTATTTTACCCGTCCATTCCCCGACAACGAGGGCTTTATGAAAAGGCATCCTGAAGATAAGGGGTTCTGATGTACGGAAAGGCTCGTCAATTTCCTGCGTCCAGCCTCTTACGTAAAGCTTTTTGCCCCAATTAACTGGGAAGTCGATGTATTGAACGAAGTGCTTTATTCCGATGTTGTGTATTTTTGGCATATAACTTTACGGCTTCCTATTGCCACCCCTACGTTTTGCTGCTGACTTTAGCCCTCCAGAACGTCTACCGCTGGTTCCACGAGTGTTTCGACCAGAGTTCAGTCTAGGCCCTCTAACAATCTGCTGAGACCTAACTACTCTATACAAAAACTCTCGAACTTCAGGGCTAATGTTACTGACGTCAGCTTCTCCTCTTGGTTTACCCACAAATAGGCCATCACTACCTTGGTTCTTATTTGCTCGATTTAGCCAAGGATTACCTTTAGAAATAGACGCTTTAAAGGCACGCCACTCACCCTCAGTTACTTGATAGTAGTTGTAGAAGGTTCCGTCTCTAAACACTACAGTCATGGTCTGCCTAGCAGAGTCATACCCTGCGGCTACTGTGCGAGGCCGAGAGTAGTTTGTAGATGAGGTTGGGATGTCTGTGTCAGTAAATGCTACGGAGTACTCGGAGTCAAATGCCGCCATCTTTTCAGAAGATGATACCGCCGTAGGCTGGTAATAAATGTCTGACTGGTTTTCAAAGGCGTAAGAAAGCTCGTTGTAATCAGTAAAGCTTCGGTCAACACTCAAGTTCTTTGTGCTGCCAATGATGGGCCCAAGCTGATTG